CGAGAACGTTAGACATCAAGTTGCTCAAGTTATCTCGGATGCTCCTTACCTTGCCTTAGCGACTAAGAAGCAGATCGTAGGCTTAATCCAGAACTCGCTTTCCATGAACGAAGTTAAGGTTACTCAAAAAGAACTTAACAAGTTTGCTGGTACTATCTTCGAAATGAAGAAGCCAGTTAAGCAATATGTCCTGGATGTACTTAATGAGAAGTACGGCATTGATGTTCGCAAGCTCGACGAAGTTCCGACATTCAGAACTTTAACCTTAACAGAGGGTGAAATCATTGATCAGATTGCGAAACACGCTCCTGCTGGGTCAATAATTGAGAAAACGTTAACTGAGTTCTCCAACAGCTTGAACTCTAAGAATGGTGCGGAAGCTATTGACCTTGCTGTGTTCCTTGAGAGCCTTTTCCAAGAAGCGGGTCATGGTGAGTCGTTAAACGAGGCTAGCCTCATGGATTACATGGACTTTACCAAGGTTGCCGATGATCTCGGTAAGATCGGTCAAGTTCTGAAAATGTTAGTTCCGGCTGTAGAAAAAGCTGCTGGTGAGATTGAGGACCAGGGTCAGGAAGAGATGGGTGATGAAGAGATGGGTGATGAAGAGCCTAAAGGCGAAGATCCTTTAGGGACCCCTGATGAGTTAGATAGTGACGCTGAAGTCCCGATGAAAGAGCCTAACATGGATGCGGAAGAAGCTGCCGAGGAAGTGAAGGACGAGGTTGAGGACGAGAAAGAAGAAGATTCCGAGGACGAGGATCCTATGGATGATGAAGATGAGGGTGAAGATGAGG